GTGGCAGCCTGTCTTGATGCGCGGGCCATCGATCACCTCGAAGTGAACACAGAGCACCTGGCAGTTCTCTTCCACGTCTTCACCACCCATGAAGAGCGGGACCTTGTGGTCCAGCTCGAAACCGCTCGGGTAGTCGACCACTCGCCCGCACACTGCACAGGTCGGATCGCGCAGCCATACCGATAGCCGCCGTGCCTGTAAGCGACGACCAGTGATGCGCCTGTCCGCAACGATCTGCACTTTGGCGATTCGGCTGTCTGCCATCTTGAGCGGTGACTTGATCGTCTTGAGCCTGGCCATCAGCTGGACCGTCGCGGCAGCTTGAACTCGGCGAACCGGTCAGCCAGGTCGGCGATCTTCTTCACGCCCAGAAAGCCGATGAACACGCCAGCTGCGGTGGCGAAGTTCTGGGGTAGACCGAAGTACTCAAGCAGCGGTATCAGGCCAATGGTGATCAGGGTGCAGAGCGATGCTTCAAGCAGCGCCTGCCGTCGCGTACCGCCGCCGTAGATGATCCGTAGTGCGCCGACAACAAACGACAGCGCACCGGCATAGATAGTTGGGGCGTGCTGGCTCAGCCAGGCGAGCACAAGCAGCCAGGTGTCTGGTTTGTCGGGCATGTTTGGCATCTCTATTCCTCCCGAACGGGAGCTGGAATTAGTAAAGGTGACGGCAAGGCATGAGGCTACGACTTGAGCTAGCGTTACATTGGCCTACCAACTCGGAGAAGTAGCAAATGAACAAGGCAAACAGCGCCCTAATGGCAGCTTGCTTGTTAGCAGCTTTTTTTGCGCAGGCAACCGAAACGAATGTCAAAAGTGCCGACATAGACATTGGTGTCAATACTGAAGTCAGAACTCCTGAACCGAAGCCTTCCGTAGATAATTCTGGCGAAGTCGGGGCCGCAGTTGACCGAGCGATGAACGCAGGCCCCATCATTAACCAACCAGTAATCCCAGCGCATAGCTTGCCAGGAAGCGGCGCCATTGATGGCCAGAAGCCTCAGAACGACTGAACATTGAGTTCAGCGCGAACTAACAATCCAGCACGATAGCAAAGCTCAGAAACGAGAAAGCCCGACACAATGGCCGGGCTTCTTGGGTCACTCCTCAACACGCGCAGGAATGACAGGATGGCGATAATTTCTCTCACTCTCTCGCTGATGTCAACAGGCAATTACGCCGCGTCTTTGATCAGCAGACCTTCCGCCTCCAGGATCACCCTGACTTCAGTCAGTGCGTCGCAGATCATTCCGTCCAGCTTCTCCTTGACACCTGCCCTCCAGCGATAACGCGTTGGCTCCGACGTGGCTTCCAGATCCCAAGTGTTCATGTCGTAGAAGCTGTCAGGGAGGATGATTAGATCTTCTGCCAAGGCCTCTGCCTTCTTTCGCTCGGCCTGCCCGGCAGCCAGAGCAGCATTAACCAGGTTGTCACGGCGCCAATCTGATGCATCCAGCGGAATGTCTACCGACACCGAGCGCGGGCCCTTCCGGCGAGCCCCTTTCAGTTTCGGGATAGCCCAGGTCGTTACCGCCTTGTAGATAAACAGCTGTGGCGCCGGGCTGGCAATCAGCGGGACCACAGCAGAGATACCCTGCAGCTTCTTGGCCTTGTTGGTGGCGTACTTGGCATTCAATGCGCTCCAGTGCCGCGGGATCAGCAGGTGATGCAGGCGCGCCGACAGCCAGTAATCTACCTGGGTGCGGTCAAGCCCATGCGACTGGCCACCCAGAGAGGCGAGGCACCCGCCCTCCTCCTCTGCCGACTTGTACAACTTCTGCCACGCCTGCCCCTTCGCCGCACCCTTCTCACCTGCTGCCAGTGCTGCAACTACCGCCCCCGATACGCTGCTATAGATCATGTCCTTCCCCTCAATCCCCGGTGTAGTTATTGCCCCCGGCGCCCAGCCGGTTGCCTTCCTGATACAGCGCCTCCGGCCCAGTGGCCCGAGGGTGCTTCAATTCGTTGATGTGTCGCTGTGCGGCCTGCAGCCTCATGCTGAGCTGGGTCACCAGCTCATCCAGGGCTAGGGCCTCACCAGTTGCGGCCGCTACCCAGCCTGAGGCGTTGCACTGGACGCAGGCCAAGTCGTGAAACACGCCCCTGATCACCGCTTTGCCACGGCAGGCCGGGCACTCAACCAGATCGATTGCCTCCTTGCGGAAGGCCGGTCCGTGGCTCTTTTTCATGCCTTTGAATCCTCGCCTATGGTTTGTCAGTGGAATGGCTGGAACCCGCGTCAATAGCGGCCTCCACTGGAAAACAAGAAACTTCGCGTAATGCCTCGGCAATGGTGTGGATCGAGGAGAAACCACGGCCATCAAGCCACTGGTGCCACTTCTCCAGCGCCTCACGCTTGCCGGTCTCCACCCACGAATGGATGTAGGTCTGCACGTTCCTGCCCATGGCGTGATTGAGCAGCAGCTCTCCGATCAAGAAGTCGATCCCCAGATCCACCCAGGCGGTGCGGGCCACTTTGCGCAGGTCATGACTGGTCCACTCGCCACGACCCAGGCGGGTAAAGATCGCGAAGGCCTGGCTATCGCTCAATGGCTTGCCGGACTTGGCCGGGAACAGGTACAGGCCGCTGTAACCGCTCGCTGCCTGCGCCTGGTGGTAGCGCTTGAGCAGCTGGCAAGCCTGCTCCGTCAGCGGCAGGGTCAGCTCGGTTCGGGTCTTGGTGTTCTTGGCCGGGATATGCCACTGGCGCTCGTCCAGGCTGAAGTCTCGCCAGGCCGCCAGACGGGTCTCGGATACGCGAGTGCCGTGACACAGCATCATCAAGGCCAACATGGCCTCGGCCGGGGACTGAACGAAATGCTCATCCAGTTGGCTCAGCAGCCCTTCTACCTGAACGTCCCGGAGACGAGCTGGCTTGGGCTTGATCTTGGCCTTGGAGAAATCGCTGAAGCGGATGGCGGCCATGCCGTTCGTGGTGATCATGTTCAGGCGAGCGGCCTGCTTGAAGGCCAAGGCCAGCAGGCGAAAGATCAGGCGCAGGTACTCCAGCGAAAGCTCAGCCTGGAGCGGCCACATCAGGCGCGCATCGATCTCAGACTTGCTCACCTCAGCCAAAGGTAGATCGCCCAGGCGAGGAATCAGGTGCTTGGTCATGGCCGAATGCGCGGTGGACTTGCGTTTGTCCGACAGATTGCGGTCCTTGCTCATGCGCTCGTCGAACCACTTCAGCAACTGGCCGGTGGTAAGCCATGTGCCCACAGCTGCATTTGCCCCGGGCTCGCCCACCACCCGAGCGCGAACGGTCGGCAACACGCTCAGCACCGCCTTGGTGTTGAGGTCTGGGTAGTTGGCGATCTTGTTCCATTTGCTGCCATGCACCAGATACCAGGAGCCGCGGGTGCGGTCTTGCTTGTATCGAAAACGGAAGGCCGGCTGCCGGGTGTCGCGAAGGTCGCGAATCTCGCTTTCTGCATGCCGGCGAATCTCGGCATCGGACAAGGTAACGGTCAGTGTCTTGCTCATGCGGCCACCTTGGTCTGCGGCTGCAGCAGGTAAGCGCGAATCGCCTCCAGTGCGTCGATGGCGCCACGGCAGACGATCGCCAGATAGCCCTGGTCGAGCAGCGCCTGAATGTAGGCGTCCTGGCTCGGTGACACGGCGGCGTCGAACGGAGGCTTAGCCTTGAACTCGATGTAGAGGCCGAAGTGACCACCACGCGCCATCGGCAGCACCAAGTCAGGAACACCGGCTTTCACGCCCTGCTCTTTCAGCTTAATCGCCACCAGCTTGTGCCGATGACCACCATTCGGGACGTGGTAGATCAGCTTGGCGGCAGCCGGATAGCGCAGCGCAATCTCGGTCATCAGCGCGGCCTGCTCCAGGCCTTCGCGGTCGATGGACTTGGCGCGGGGCTTCTTCGGGGCGAAAACGCGGGGCTTGGCTTTCAGCATGCGGCAACCACTCCCTCGCTCATCAGCTTGGCCTGGGTGCGCATAACGCCCTCGGCATGGTGCTGGCGGGCTTCGGCGCGGCTGATCAACTGGCTGCGGCCGTCACAGGCGTCGTGGCAGGCGCTGCACGCCCAGGCGCCCTGCAGATCGTTCGGCTTCATGCCGACGCCGCAGGTGCCGGACATTCGGTAGTGGGCCAGCACAGTGGTGTCAGGGTTGCCGTTGCAAACGCCCGGGATGCGCACCTGGCACTCCCGACCGCGCGCGGCCTTGGTCAACTTGGTCTGTCTCATGGGCGGTCGTCCTTGTGGAGGTCAACAACAGTGAAGGTGGCGGGCCACATACGCACACCGTGGATGCGCGCCGACTCCTCGTCGCGGTACAGACCAACGGGCGGATGTGGCTGGCTGGTGAGATCGAGCAGATGCCCGCAGGCGTACAGGGCCCATCGGTATTCAGTCAGGTTGGGAGGCAGCAGCATCGGACTGGTCAAGAGTGAGCCCCCATAGCGGCGCGCAGCTGTTGCAGTGCGGCGCGACCGACATCGAGAGAGCGCGGCACCGCAGGAGCAGCAAGCTCAGCGACCGGCACCGGACCCAGGCTTTCGCCCTTCCAGATCTTCCGGCACTGCACCAGGTAGTGCTTCTCGAAGCAGCTCATCCCGAGATCGCGCGACATCAGCGGCAGACTGTGGAAGCCAGCTGCAGCGGTTGCGTGGTAGACGGCTGGGTGCATCCACTTCGCTGAATCGCGCATCGCTGGATGGCAATTGCGCAGGCCTTGGGCATAGGCCTTCTCGACGCTGGGCAGGCCCAGGCCTTCCGGCGCAAAGCACCAGCTCACGAACACGCCCGGCGCCGGAACGAATGCGGACTTGCTCGCGCTCAGCACACGCATGCCGTGGTCGATTTGCTCCAGACGGGTGATGCCCGAACGCATGAACTCACCAAGCCATTCCAACTTGGCCGCATCCATCACAGCAGGCGTCGGCCAGGACTGCCGCCAAGCACCGCAGGCACCGCGCAACCGAAGAAACAGGTCTTCGATCACCTGGCGGGTAGCCGGATCGATTGGCATTGCACCGGGCTCTGCCGGTGGCTGGTAGGACGGATCGGCCCGGCGGTTGGCCAGCAGCTGGCGAACATTGGTTGCGGTCATACTCGAACTCCCTTTTCGGTCCAGTCGGTCATGGCCTCTTCCTGCCCTGCTGCGGCCTTGGCCTTCTCGCTCTTGAGCCACTTGGCCAGCCGGAAGCACCAGCCGCCGTTGCTGTCGAACACCCGAGGCTTGGCGACGTAGTAACCCAGGAAGCTCTTGAGCGCTTCCTCAGTGAGCGCATCAAGGGTCAGGCCGGCCAGGGTCAGCTGGGTGGCCACCAGGGCTGCCGGTGGATTCCACTCGGCGAACATGGCGAAGCGCTGCAAGTCATCCTGCGCATCCAGCGCCTGGCGATCCTGCTCCTCGATCACGCCAGCCAAATCGCGCGGCTGCTGCTCTTCGGTTCCTTGATGGTTCACTGACGGATTGGGTGCAGCTGCTGCACCCCGTTCTGCGTTTTCCTGCACCCCGTTCTGCGGTGAGCTGCACCCCGTGCGGTTATCTGCACCCCGCTCTTTACGAGGTGCAGCATTTGCACCCCGCTTTAGCTGGAGGTCATAGACCACCGGCCGGCGATCGCGGCGCTCGATATAGGCAGCAGCAATTGCCTGATTGCCTTCAGTGATCCACCCGGCCTTCTCCAGCTCATCCAGTTTCAAGCGCACGGTGCGCTCGGACAGGCCGGTGTCTTCCGAGAGGGTTCCTGCCGACGGGAAAGCTCCACGACCGTCACTCCCTGCATAGTTGGCCAGGCACAGAAGCACATGACGCGCTGCAGGGTTATCCAGGACTGCCTTGGGGATGGCCAAGGCCCAGGTCATAGCTTGAACACTCACAGAGAACCCTCAGCTTGAAGTTCCGCCAATCGACTCAAGCCTTTCGGCGTCACCAAAACGTCAAATGCAGCACGGTCTAAGCCGGTTTCCGGGTCTGGCTTCAGGTCAGTCACTTTGTGCTTCATCAAGCCTGTGGTGATACGAGGCTGAAAGGCGATCCAGCGGCGGGACCCTTTGCGGCGGTATATCCAGCGGTGCCGCTCAAGCCAGTCGAATAACTTCGAGGGGTGCAGTTGCAGGTGCTTGGCGGCGTCGGTGATGCAGATCGCACCACCAGCAGCAGCCAGGCGCTTGATAGCGGCCACCTTCGGCGCCTGGTGGTCGATGACCTGCTGCAGTTTCTGATTCTGTTCGGCCTGCTCGGCAGCCAGGCGCAGGGCTTCGGCGAAGTTGGTCGGCACTTGAAGGTGAGCGACCACCCTGCCCTCCAGCTCCTGCCAACGGTCGATGATCTTGGCGCGCAGCTCGACGCTGTAGCCAGAGACCACAACCATGGTGTCGCGGTAGGAAAGCTGGAACTCGGTGTAGCGCTGGCCGTTCTGCGGGTGGGTATAGGGGGTCTCGTTCGAAGAAACGACACCCTTCTTGATCAGGCCACGAACTGTTTTCAGCACGTTGTCATGGGTGCTGCCTGTCAGCTCGGCAATCTCCCGCGACGACATGACCTGACGCGTCAGATTTGACGTATTGGCAAAAACTGACGTTCTCTCCTTGGTGTTGCCTGCATCGAGTGCGGTGTGCATAATCGACCTCGTTGTGTGCAGTGAAGAAGCCGGGGTGCCTCCCGGCTTTTTTGTGTCTGCGATTTGGGTACTGGATGGATCAGCAGGTGTTTTGGTCATCTACTGGCGCAATGCCAGATGATCGACAATTCGCTTCATCGACCTAAGAGGGCTTGTGGTCGGCCTGAAAGCGGCCTTTGGAAAGCACCTGGATCTGGTACTGGCGCGACTGAGGGACAGACTCCCCCCACATGGTTACCGCGCTGGGCTGGATCCCCAGGGCATCCGCCAGCTTCTTCTTGCTACCGAAAAAATCGGCTACTTCACGCGTTTTCATTGCGCATCCTCGTTCGTGCGTAAGCCAATTTCAGCATGCTTAAGTTTATGCGTCAACGGAGCACGAAGACAACTGCATACTTAAATTCAGTTAACTTAATATCGGTGCCATGGAAAGACATGAGCGAATAGCCAAAGCCATTGCGGCGAGCGGCAAGAAAAAGGGCGAGATCGCGACTGAATGTGGCGTCGCGAACTCAGCTGTTACTCAATGGATCTCAGGCGAAAGTAAAAGCCTAAGACCAGAGAACCTCTACGCCCTGGCGAAGGCGACCGGGTTCCGCGCTGAATGGCTTGCCATCGGGGAAGGGCCTGAAATCGATAGCCCCGAGCCGAGTAATGTTGCTCCGGCAATGCAACCGAAAATGTCCTATCGCTATCCAGTCATAAGCT